GGCCGACCCCGCGTTCCGCGAAGCGCTCAAGGCGCGCATGCTGACCGGCAGCGATTTTGAAAATATCTCGCTTCTCGTCGGTTTTGAGAATATCGTCGCGTCCAGCATCTCGCGGAAGGATTTGCGGCAGTATGAGGGGCAGAGCATCGCCGCCATCGCGCAGCAGCAGGGGAAGGACCCCTTTACCGCACTGTTTGATCTGCTGCAGGCTGCGCACTGCGACGTGACCATGATCGATTTCATTGCTGCTGAGGACGATATCTGCGATATCCTGCGCGACGCACACAGCTGCGTGATCTCCGACAGCACCTATCCCACCACCGGGATGCTCCATTCGCGCGTTTATGGCACGTATACAACGCTCCTGGAGCACTTCGTCCGCGAAAAGCAGGCGCTTTCCATCGAATCTGCCGTGCATAAATGCACGGGCCGTGCTGCAAAGGTCATGGGCCTGAAAACAAAGGGCATTCTCGCGCCCGGCATGGATGCAGACCTGAATATTTTTGATCTTTCCGCCGTCCATACCTGCGCAACCTATTCCGATCCTGCGCAGTTCTCCGCCGGTATGGATACTGTCTTCGTCGCTGGCCGCCCGGCCATCCTGAACGGCGCCTTCACCGACAGCATGGCAGGCACGGTTTTGACGAGATAACCACAAATACAGAGCGCCCGGCAGACATTCGGATTGTCTGCCGGGCGTTTTGCAGAAAGAATCTTGTTTGATATTTCGTGATAAATGATGCACAAAGAGAAAATCCGCAATCCTTTTGGAT